TGGGCAGAATTTCTTTTACCGCACTTGACACGGTTGTTATAATATGCTAATATTACTGCATGAGATATCTAATTGTAGACACCGCAAACACATTCTTTCGTGCTCGTCATTCAGCTCACCGTCAATCGGACACCTGGGATAAATTAGGATTCGCTATCCATGTTACCCTTGGTTCGGTTAATAAGGCTTGGCGGGATCAGAAAGCCGATCACGTGGTATTTTGTTTGGAAGGACGGTCATGGCGAAAAGATTATTACGAGCCGTACAAAAAGAATCGTGCAGTCGCTCGTGCGGCCCTCACTGAATCAGAGCAGGAAGAGGACAAACTATTTTGGGAAGCGTTTGATAACCTTAAAACGTTCCTCGCAGAAAAGACTAATTGCACAGTTCTTCAACACCCGGAACTTGAAGCAGATGATCTTATTGCCGGCTTTATACAAGCCCACCCCAATGACGACCATGTTATCATATCCTCAGACACTGACTTCTATCAACTTCTTGCGCCGAACGTCCAGCAATATAACGGTGTTGCCGACGAACTCCACACGTTAGAGGGCATTCTTGACAAGAAAGGTAAGCCAGTAATTGATAAAAAGACTAAGGAACCCAAGCGTATCCCTGATCCGCAGTGGATCCTGTTTGAGAAGTGTATGCGCGGCGATCCAACAGATAATATCTTTTCCGCTTATCCGGGTGTTAGGACCAAGGGTAGCAAGAACAAAATTGGTCTCACTGAAGCTTTTGCTGACCAACATAAAAAAGGATATGCTTGGAATAACCTTATGCTTCAGCGATGGACAGACCATAACGGTGTGGAACATCGAGTGTTAGATGACTACGAACGTAATAGAGTGCTTGTTGATCTCTCTGCACAACCTGCAGAGATTAAAGCAAAAATCGCAGAGACTATAGCAGTAGGTGCAGTCAAGCAAAGTAGACCAATGGTAGGTGCTCAATTCTTGAAGTTCTGCGGCAAATATGAACTAAACAGACTTAGTGAACATAGTTCAAACTACGCTGAACTATTGGGCGCGGAATATCCCGGATGACAACATGGCTCATATTGGCCTTGTTGTTTGTAAAACATTTCTTGGCAGACTTTTGCTGGCAAAGCGATAGAATGCTCAAGGACAAAGGACACTTTGGTAGACTGGGCGGATTGCAACATGCTGGTCTACATGGTGCTTTAACTTATGTGATCCTTATGCATTTTTTGGGGTTGCAAGCCTGCGTTATGTTAGCAGTATTTGATGCTGTAATTCACTATACAGTAGATTTAGCACATCGTAGAGTAACAGTTAGATTATCCACTGATGCAGATGCTTTTTGGTTCTGGATTGGTGTGGATCAATTGATTCACGCTATCACTTATCTACTTATTGGATTTGTGGTTGCAATTTTGTTAGCAGAATACATATGATAAAAAATATTCATAGTAGTAGTAATCATATACAAATTGGCGCTGGCTACAGTAATGTACCTCCAATGAGTCCAGGTGCACAAAGTGCCGGGATGTTGCGGTACAATACCAGCTCGAATACCATGGAAGTGTATAATGGAGTGGCATGGTTCTCTGTTGAAACTACCGCCGATATCTTGTTGAGTCCAATGGCACAACAAGCCATGGATTGGTCTATTAAAAAAATGGAAGAAGAATCACGATTACAATCACTAATGGCCAGACACCCTGGACTAAAAGAATTAAATGACAAGTTTGAAATGATGAAGGTATTGTGTCAACAACAGGAAAATAAACAATGAATTGGTTACGACGAATCATACGCAATTGGTTGCAACAAGAAGAACCTATAATGCTTAAAGAAACAGTAGTATCATCAAGAGATCATTTAAGAAATGAGGGATTAAACTTTACATTGCATCGAGCAGTAGGCGGTCACATTTTTGAATCAAGAAAATACAACGAAAAAACAGATAGACACGAAAATACCTTGTACATGATTCACGAAGACCAAGACTTTGCAAAACAAGTAGCACAGGCAATCATGTTGGAACAAATGAAGATATGAGCACATACACCATGGCAGGATCATCGGCAGCAACTTTAGGTCCTTTAAGTATAGGACAAATATCACAAATTGATTTAGGTGCGGGTGCATACGGAATAGATAAAAAATTACCAAACAAAAAAATATCCTTTGATGTACATACCGCCCATGGCGGATATGTGATTAGGGTATCGCAAGGTTACGGCAACGAGGATGATATGTATGTTATAGGAGACAGTCAGGATCTCGGTCAAGAATTAGGAAAAATTGTAACACATCATACATTAGCAAAAAAATGACCACCCCAATCGCCAAACCAGTAGTTAAAAATAAATTTTGGGTAGTTGAAAACCAAGGTGAAAAAATAGCAACCATACAGGCAGTTAATCATGGTGGTGTTGTTTACGTTCACAATGAACAAAGAGAATTTTTCCCGAGTGTTAAAGTTCTAAAACAAAAATATAATATAAAATTTTCATCAACAGCCAAATCACAAAAAAATAGTACCAGTAAAGTTTACGGATTTCCTATCTCAGGTAAAAGTTATAACGTGGTTTATGATGTTAAAAATCGTATACCCATTTATACAAAAACAGAAAAAAGTAAGAGTCAATATTGTGCCGGTTATTACTTGATACTTTCTAATAACGTATGGAGCAAACATTTTTGTCCAAAACGTATCACTATCACCAGATATCAATTTTGTGGACCTTATCAAAACGAAGAAGACATAACGATCAAACTCAAGGAACTGACCAATGCAGAAACTTAGTCTGGCATTTCGAAATTTCAACAACAAAGTGCAACAAATGAATCAAACCGGCGCCAAGCAATTGGTGCTTAATGCAGATGAGGCAAGAAATCTACATGCCGACATTTATATACTTTTGGCAAACTTGGCTGAAACGCAAGCCGAATCAGAACCCGTAGCAAATGCCCAAACGTTTATGGACGGTGGCGGCTTTAAATAAAATACGCCGTTTACTATGATAAATACATAATCAAGGATCAAGCAATGGCAAGACCCAAACCAACTGTGTTGTTAGAGCATGTAAATAAAACTAACTACAAGAGTGACCAAGTGCTGAGCTCAGAAGGTATTTGGGCAGTTTTTTACGACAATGCGCCTATCAATTTAAAAACACATCACACCTTATTACACTATCCAGGACCAAAATACAAGAAGGTTTCGTTTAGCAATAGTGGACATGCTATTAATCTTTGCAAAAAACTTAACACCCTTTTTAAAACGGACAAATTCACTGTGGTCCTAATGAAACAAGGTGATCAAATCTACCCGTAATCAACAAAGTTACACCGAAGGTATACTACAAGCAGGTGATCATAGTGCCACCGAATATCCACAGTATATCAAAGTTTGGTGGTGGAACCCCACCGATCCAAACAGTTTACGACTAAGCAAATCTGGTTGGCAATTTATTAAGAAGTTTACAAAAATTCCTTTATACGAATGCAGTTTAAGCGAACCTTTGCGTAATCGTACCCTTATACAACTAAGCCGGCTATTTACTTGTCCCTATTATATTGAAAAACCAGATAAATTAATTCTATTGGGCGAGCAAGAAACTGTACTGCTTAAATTGCACGCCGACAATCTTCAACAATACCTGGACAACTTACAACTTTAACAACCGTTGCACATAATTCGCGTTTTGCATATAATGTACAGTCTCGTTAAAAGGAGGCTATATGCAAGCTCGTACATATATTACAAAATATGCAACTCGCAATAGCAATAAAGCAATAGTTCAATATTACAAAATACCCGCTACAACAAAATGGGTAGAGTACATGTTAGACAAGCATGATGTTAACAAAATACTAATGGATAGCGATTTTGCAACAAAAATGGACTTGTTAGAAGTTTTGCAAGTTTTAGAGCGCAAAATTGACTATATGTATAAGCATCCAAATTTTAATTTTAAAAAAGCAACAGATTTGTTCCATATTATGAAAAATGCAACAAAAGTTGCACCTTTAGCAACACCCACAAATGTTGCTAAAAAGCAACAAAAAAAGAAGCTCAAAAAACGGTAGACTAAAAAGACCCATTTTGCTATACTGTATGTGTTGTGTAGTTAATTTAACCCGTAATTTATAGGAGAGTACATGTCTAAGACTTTTACTTTTGCAGGCACTTGCGTTGAGAATGGTGCTGTTGTTTACAAATTTGCTAACGACGCTAATCGTGCTAAGGCACTTGAGCGTTTTGGTTGCACTGAGATTAACATTGTTGCACTACCCAATGCAATGGACAAGGATGCTGCCGTTGCATACTTGGCTACGGTGGGTATGACTGCTACTAAACCGGCTCGTGCTGCTAAGGCTGCAAAGCCTGCTGTTGTCAAGGTTAAGGCTGCTAAGACTACTAAAGTAGTCGCAACCAAAGCCAAGCGAGTGCCAGCTGAATTGAAGCCTGGCATGGATGCTGCCAAGTTCTTTGATGCATGGATGGCTGACAAGGCTGTTAAAGCAGATGAATGGCGCGAGAAGAACGGTCTGTAATAAAATGAGCGTCTGTTGTGTAAAAGCGACAGACGCTTATTCGCGATTGTACTATAATATTGTTTCACACGTTGACAAGGAGAATATAAATGGCAGTTACAGAAACCCGTACGGTTACGCCCGAAGAGGCTCGTAGTCGTATCCTAAGGTCGTTTAAACACAAACGACCTATGTTCCTTTGGGGACCACCAGGTGTTGGTAAAAGCGAGGTAATCGCTGACATTTGTCGCGAGCTCGGCGGGTACATGATTGACCTGCGTCTTTCGCAGATGGAACCTACAGACATGCGCGGCATTCCATTCTATAACAAAGACAAGGGTCTTATGGATTGGGCACCGCCAATTGACTTGCCTGATGAAGAACTTGCGGCACAGTATCCGATTGTAGTATTACTCCTGGATGAGATGAATTCGGCTGCACCCGCAGTGCAAGCCGCAGCATATCAACTAATTTTGAATCGTCGTATTGGCAAGTATCGATTGCCAGACAATGTCGTAATGGTTGCAGCGGGTAATAGAGATTCGGACAAAGGCGTTACATATCGTATGCCAAGTCCACTTGCCAATCGCTTTGTACACTTGGAGGTCCGTCCAGACTTTGAATCCTGGCAGACATGGGCTGTTAAGAACAAAATCCATGCGGATGTTGTTGGTTATCTGTCGTTCGCTAAGAGTGACATGTTTGACTTTGATCCGCGTAGTAACAGTCGTTCGTTTGCTACACCGCGTTCGTGGACCTTTGCAAGTGACTTTTGCAAAGACACAGACATGCCCGCGTCAGAACTAACGGATCTTGTTGCAGGCTGCGTAGGCGAGGGTATTGCACACAAGTTTATGGCTCATCGCAAAGTGGCTGGTTCGCTGCCAAAGCCCGAAGACATTCTTGCAGGCAAGGTTAAAGAACTCAAGACCAAAGAAGTGTCGGCTATGTATTCGCTGACCACCAGTATGTGCTACGAGTTACAAGACTTTCACACCAAGAATAAAGACAAGATCGCCGAGTTCCATAAGATGGCCGACAACTTCCTGCGGTTCATGATGGATAACTTTACTACCGAAGTCACTGTCATGGGTGCGCGAGTTGCGTTGACTACATACAATCTGCCAATGGTTCCAGGCAAGATGCCAAGCTTCGATGAGTTCCATCAGCGTTACGGCAAGTATGTTCTTGCAGCAGCCGGTTCGTCTAAATAATTGAGTCGCGTGTGAGGCAGGGGCAGGACTTGGTCCGTAAGACCCCTTTTTTTATTATGAAATATTTTGTTGAACAATTAGACAAGAGACATACAGGGCATTATCTGTGGCGTTATCGTTTGCGTATACAAGTCAATTTTGATCTTAACAGATCTCATTATAGAAATTTTCATGTGCTAAGATCTTGGATGATTGAGCAGTACGGTGTAAGTTGCGAACGAGATTTATATGGTAGCACCGCAATCAGTTGTAAAGGATATGAACCATTCAATCCGCCATGGTGTTGGCATGTGGATAAAGGTTATCCAAACCATCAATACATATATGTTAAAGATGACACGGTCCTTAGTAACGTCACTCTTAAATGGATCGTTTGACTATAAATCCAGAACACGCTATAATAATACATATAGTTAAGGAGCATAACACATGACAGCATCTACTGTAATTGACAAAGAAAAAGTTGTAACTGTAACCGATCCGCGCACTGATGCTGCGGCTCGTGAGAAACTGACTACTGCTCGTATTGGCTTGCTACTAAAGGCGCCGTTTTTTGGACAGTTAGCTACCCGTATGACGCTAACTAATGCAGATGAATGGTGCGGAACCGCTGCAACTGACGGGCGTAAGTTCTATTATAATAGTGAGTTTGTAAACAAGATGCCGCTAAAACAGCTCGAATTTCTTGTGGGGCACGAGATCTTGCATGCGGTTTATGATCACATGGGACGGCGTGGCGACCGTATGCCACGACTGAGTAATATTGCTGCCGACTACTGCGTTAATCAAGACTTGGTCGAACAACGTATTGGTGAAAAAATCAGTGTGGTACCAATCTTGTTTGATAATAAATTTAAAGGTTGGAGCTACGAAGAAGTTTATAATTACCTATATGAGAATTCAGACAAGATAGACATTAGTCAATTGGAGAAAATGATCCTCGACGACCATCTTGAAGAAGATGGTGACGGTGATAACGAAGATGGTTCGGGTAAGCCTAAACTAAGCAAGGAAGAAGCACAGGCTATCCGCGATGAAATCAAAGGAGCAGTGATTAGTGCTGCACAGGCGGCGGGTGCGGGCAATTTGCCTTCGGGTGTTAAGCGTCTGCTCAAAGACATCACTGAACCAGTTATTGGTTGGAAGGAACTGCTGCAACAACAGATTACAGCCGTAATTAAAAATGACTACACTTGGGCTCGACCAAGTCGTAGAGGTTGGCATATGGATGCTATCATGCCTGGACTCAAGCCCGGAGACATGATTGACATCTGTATTGCCATGGATCAATCCGGATCCATTAGTGAAGAAGATAGCAAGGCATTCTTGGGCGAGATTAAAGGCATCATGGAGGCGTTCGACGAGTACAAGATTACACTGTGGTGCTTTGATACCGAAGTGTACAATGTAAAGACTTATACTTCAGACAATATAGATGACATTATGACTTACGAACCCCAAGGTGGCGGAGGTACAGACTTTGAAGTCAATTGGGAATTCATGAAACAAGAAAACATTGAACCTAAAAAATTCATCATGTTTACTGACGGCATGCCGTATGATTCATGGGGCGATGAACAATACTGCGAAACAGTTTGGATCATCAAAGGCAACCCTGGATGTGAACCACCGTGGGGTATTTGGGCACACTACGAAGAAGCTGCGAAAGGACGATAATGAAACGAACATGGCGTTTTTTAAAATGGTTTGCGAGCAAGTGCGGTTGGCCTGAGTTAGTTCTTTTTACAACATCATTTTGTTTTTTTGCAGGACTTACAGCCGGCGAAGGTCCTACCCGCGATACATTTTGGACCATAGCTATAGGAGCAGTTGTAGGTGCCATGTTGATGTTCTTATGGTGGGGTGCAAAAAATACCTGGGCCGATTTTAAGAAGCACGACGAACAAGTGTTTGACATTCTAAAGAAGGATGATATTAAGTGATAACCAAAGAATTTATTTTAGTTGCTATTGCTATTGCGATTGGTGTAGTTGTAGCTTTTGCAACTTATCCTGTTAAAGAGCGCACTATTGATTGTAGTATAGCAGAAATCAGTCCTGACTATACCAATGCAATGAAGGAAGCCTGTAGAAAGGAAAGGATGGCCCGATGATAGTAGAATTAAATGACGAAGCGGTAGACGGATTAATCAAAAGTCTGCTTATCCAAGACTACAAAGGTCTTTGTTCAGACATTGAGAATTTAGAATCCGCAAAGGAACTGCGTGATTATCAACGGCAAGACCTTGAGCACAACTATCGATATCGTAATGCAATGGAAATATTAATGGAATATTATGTTGGTTTTGATTGGAAGAAAGAACTGTGAAACACGTAGGTGTAGCTGTTGGCATGGATATGATTGAACGTATAGATCGTGTGCGCGAACTGGCCAACTTCTTTGGTTTTAGATTGGGCCGACGACCTCACTCAGGTTTTGGTGACAGTACCATAGATCCAATTGCTTTATATCCCAAAGACAATCAACTACCCGTATACAGTCGCGATGCTTGTTTGTTTACAGGTTCATTGAGTGATGTTGAAAACTTTTTAGATGGCATTCAATGGGCAAGAAAATACGATAATCTAATAGGTGCCATGAGTGACAAACGTCGCGAACAGTTTGAAGCCAAAGAGGTTGCTCGTTTAGAACGAATTGTACATAATAAAGCCAAAGCTGAAACTTTTAAAACTCTCAAGAAAGATTTCGCCAACTAATGGGAGTCCGAAGTCAATATTATATTCTGAATCATATAGATTCTCTACAAGGTGCTATTGTAGAAATTGGATGTGGTCGAGGCGAAGGATCTACAGATTTCTTTGCTGGACTTGTAGTGGGCTGTAAACAATTTAATCATTATGCTGTGGACTTTGATCCAGAAGCGTATGGAGTGGCTAAAAGATACGCCGACGTTATATCAAACAGTCATGCTTATATGCTTACTGGCGAAGAATTTTTAAGTTCTGTATTTTCAACATTGAACGAAAAAATTTGTTATGCTTATCTTGATAACTTCGATTACAATTACGATCCAAATAATCCTCCTTGGTGGGTTCAAGGACAGATACAGAGATATAAAGAATTCGACATTGATATGACCAATGAGAACAGCGAAAAAGCACATTTAACTCAGGCGCAGCTTATTGTACCTTATGCCGCAGACTGTTGTATAGTTCATCTTGATGACACATTTTTACAAAATGATAGGTGGCATGGTAAAGGCGCAACTGCGGTTCCTTGGTTAATTGACAATAATTGGAAAATAGTTTATAGTTATAGTAATACAGTAGCATTATCAAACTTTTAAGGCCCATAATGGAACCAGTCAATCTTGAAGAAATCAAAGCCAGTAAAAAAGTAAAACAACTTATTGCTGAATTACAAGAACGATTGTTACTTACAGAAGATGTTCTTGAAGACATTACTCGTGCTGCCGAGATAGTAGAGGTAACCGGGCAACGAGAAATTCTAAGCACATGGATCGAACAATCCAACAAGTTCTTGCAAGATCGTATTGTGCGCCCTGATAGTAGTATTAGTGCTGATCAACAAAAGATTCTTGTTGTAACCGACGAAACCGAGTCAAATAAAAATGTTACGTGACGGCGAAGCCAATCCGTTAACTGTGCATGGACTTAGAGAGATGGATCGTTGCCCACCTCATTTTGTACAGGTCAAATTTGATCTAATGAGTTCATATAAACAAATAGCAGATTGGATTTGGGAGAATTTTGAAGGCCGTTTTTGGTTAGGTGATTTGTATTATCCAACCGAAAGCGGTTCTATTGTATTAAACGCTTGTGCTGCATTTGAACTACCCGGCGAAGCCAGTATGTTTAGCTTGTGCCTTGATCAAATCAATTCTCATAACTATTCAAAATAAAAAATTCTATTGCTATCAATCAGAGTAAATAACTATAGTTATTTACGGAGAAGCAATGGAAACAGAACAACCTCAACCCCCAAGTTTAGCCTTATCTGATTTAGTTCTATTACTGAATCTAATTCGTGCGTCCGCCGAACGCGGTGCGATTAGACCAGAAGAAATGTCAGAAGTTGGCGCAGTTTATCAAAAACTAATCCAATTCTTAGAGGCAAGCGGAGCACTAAAATCAGCGCAGACAGTGTCTGACTCGCAGGATATTGCTGATTCAAATTAAATAAAGGAGATTCAAAATGTTAAAACACGTTGGCAAACACAACGACAAACGATGTGTGATTGTTTTTAGAAAAATACCAGATTTAGAGCACATGGCATTGGTAGTTTACAGTGATCTACTGCCACGCATGGTTCACGATGAAATTATGCGGGCGGTGGAAAGTCCACAAGGACAAGCCGCAGTCGAAATTGCTGATGTGCTTTTTAGAACAGTAATGTCCGACGGAACCAACTGTTTGGAAAGTTTACACAGAAACGGCCTAATGAAAAAAGTTCCTACCAATCAAGTATTGGTTACGCCAACAACAACAAGTAGTGTTCGTTTAGATGAACTAAATGATATCCTTGATGAAATGGCAAAAGGTCAAGAAGCATTAGAGAAGTTGCAAAATCTTGATGCCAATCGAGGAATGACCGGCAAGAAAAACAATACAGCAATGAACCAACCTCGACGAGCAGAAATTCAAGAAATTGGTGAACGCCGTACTCGTGAAGCTCAAGGTAATACCAGCGCAGCCGACATGCTAACTGGTATGTTAAGCGACAGTGATCTCGCTGCTCAAAGAGTTGAACAAGCTCAAAAAATGGAATCAACTGCACAACAATTATTAGCCGAGGCTGCACGTCTCAAAGCCGAAGCAGAAAGTTTAAATCCAAGAGCCGAAGATGCCGGAACAAAAACCAAAAAAACCTCGAACAAAAAGCAAGCGGCTTAACTTAGACAGCAAAGCAAAATGGGAATCTATTTTAAAATCAGTAGAGAAAAAAGAAATTCCTATTGCTATGCTGGAAAGTATGAGCGTTAATTTAACTGACGGCACTGAAGTTAGTATCAATATTAAAGAATTACTGGATGAAGGTAATGATCCCAATGAACTTGAAAAATTGATTAAGAAAAAATTGAGCGCCTTAGATCATATAATAAGTGATATTGATTTTTATATAAGTGTCAAGGCAGTAGCTAAAGTAGTACAGCCGGCTACAGATAACATTCTAAAAAATTTATGATTTGTACAATATTTGCAACGGACCAAGTGGGCACATTTGGTAACCGTGGCACGTTGCCATGGTCTGTTGATCCCGAAGACATGGCGTGGTTTCGAGAACACACTCAAAATCAAGTCGTGGTAATGGGCAGGCGTACTTGGGATGATCCTAAAATGCGTAAACCATTGCCCGACCGTATAAACTGTGTAATTAGTAACAAGCCCATCGATGGATATCCGTCTGTTCGAAGATTATCCGGAGACTATAAAAATCAAATACGCGATTTACAATCGTTGTTTCCTAAAAAGAACATTTTTATATTAGGTGGACCAGAAATAATAATGGATTGTAAAAATCTAATAGACTATGCATATGTAACTCATAGAAAGGGTGCTGCTTTTTCTGATACCAGAATTGATATGCGAGCATTTATGATTGGTATGCGTATCACAAGTAGTAGACCAAGCGCAGATAAAATGTTAAACTTTAGTGTATACAAAAATGTAGACATTTTTAGACCTTTTTAAATGGAAAAACAATACTTAGATGCATTGCGTGATGTTTTAGAAACAGGAACACGCAGAGACGATCGTACGAGCGTAGGCACCGTATCAAAATTTGGTATGCAGCAACGTTATGACTTATCAAAAGGATTCCCGGCAGTAACTACAAAGAAACTGGCCTGGAAAGCTGTTATTGGTGAGTTACTTTGGATGATAGAAGGCAGCGGTGACGAACGCAGACTTGCTGAGATAACACACGGTACGAAAGATGGTGTTGTAACTATTTGGACGCCTAATGCACTGGCGCCTTATTGGAAGCCCAAAGCCAAATATGAAGGTGATTTGGGTCGTGTGTATGGTGTACAATGGCGTCGTTGGCGCAGTATTAAAGAACGAGAAGCAAATGGATCATTTACTGACAGCTTTGGCTCTACTTATCGAAGAGTAGGTAATGCAGTTGAAGTAAAAGAAATTGACCAACTCAAGAATTTGATTGAAGGTATACGGGCGGACCCACACGGACGCAGGCATATATTATCTGCATGGAATCCAGGCGAATTAGATGCCATGGCTCTGCCCCCGTGTCATTGCTTTGCACAGTTTTATGTAGCAGACGGACGGTTGTCATGTCAGATGTATCAGAGATCCTGCGATATGTTTTTAGGCGTTCCCTTTAACATCGCGAGCTATAGTCTACTCACACACATGATAGCACAGGTGTGTGATCTGCAAGTAGGTGAGTTCGTTCACGTACTCGGCGATGCTCATGTATATCTGAATCATGTAGAGCAGGTAAAAGAACAATTGCAACGTGAACCATTACCTGCTCCAACTCTTTGGTTAAACCCTGCTATTAAAGATATAACTAAGTTTAGTATCGATGATATTCAATTACATGATTATCGTCACCATGATCCTATAAAGGCTACAATGGCAGTATGAAAATATTACTTATCGGAAACGAAACCAGAGATACAGACTTACGTGCAAGTATTTTAGCAAAAAACTTAAAGTATGAAAAAAATGGCCTATTAGCAATGCCATTACCTGACACAATTGATGACGGCATTTATCACACGAGTGTAGTAGACATCCACCCTGGTGATCTAATTAAGGTTTCTAATAATTTTGATCGTATAATTTTGGCCGATCAAAACATTAAAAGTTACCCACATTATAAAACTTTTGTTACTACAGTGCGATTTTTTATAGACTTAGAAAATAATAAAACCAATGTTACATTTAAAGAAAATAAAAATGTACAAAGTTATTTACAATGGAAAAAATTTTTAACGCATAACAAAAGTTTTTGTTTTTATCCTTTTCTTGCTTTAATTGACAACTGGCAGGATACTACAATTTGCCCAAAAAACTTTGTTCCTATTGATAAAATTGGCCACACGTCTGAATGGCAAACAAATAAAAAATATATAGAAATAAGAAACAACATGGCACAGGGAATACAAATGCCAGAAAGATGTCATGACTGCTACGATAGAGAAAATGAAGGACAGGAAAGTACGCGACAATTTGAAACACTGGAATGGACTCAACGCTTAGGCCTAAATTCAGTAGATGATTTTTTTAAAATTACTAATCCAGTTTATTATGAAATTAGACCAAGTTCAACTTGTAATATAATGTGCAGAACATGCGACGATTTTCATAGCACACTTATAGAAAAAGAATGGAAAAAGATTAACATACCTTTAGTTACAGAAAAGTTAGGAAATTACAGAAATACTTCTTTTGATATTATAAATTTTGATACGTTGGAGAGAATTTATGTAGGCGGCGGAGAGCCAACAATAATGCCAGAATTTTATTCTTTTTTACAAAAGTGTATAGCACAAGGTAAGACATCATTCGAATTAAACATTGGCACAAATGGTATGTTTTTTTCAAAAAAATTAATTAGCCTATTGGATAATTTTACTGATGTTTGTTTTTCATTTAGTTACGATGGTTATGGTAAAGTAAATGACTACATTAGATGGAAATCAGATTTTGATACAATTGTCCAAAATGGACGTATGCTTAGAGATAGAGGACACAAAATAGCATTACAAACTGTATTTTCTATGTACAGTATTACAAGAATACACGAGGTTTTTGAATTTTTTGATCAAGAATATTTAGGGAGCGGTCTATTAGTACAGGTAGCCGGTGGATTTGATAATATATTCATGCCGTATAATCACCCACGCCCTGATCTTGTAGTGCAGTCAATGATACAATGTCAAAAAACCAAAATATATTACATGAATGGTAGGTCAATAAAATCAATGGTTGATCTTTTACTTGATTACTACTCTAATCCCAATTACAAATGTGATCCGGTGATGTTAGAAAAATTTTACAGTATCAATGATAAACTTGATATTTCAAGAAAATCAAATCTAATAGATTATATACCCGAATTAGCCGAAGCAAGACACTTGTATAACTTATGATTTTCCATGAGTTCAACTTAGGTGATGTTGAAGATCCTGAAATATACGCTGCCACACCACTTTGTGATTGGCAAAACTCTGAACAGGGTAGGTGGATCATGCAACATTGCAGAGATCCAAAATACAAGGTATCTGTGGATCCATACAACTATGGTTATAAGGTCATTGTGTATGGAGATCTTACACCCGAAGCCGCAACCTATTTTACCTTAAAGTATAAATGAAAACATTTATCACCGGCGGAGCTGGTTTTATTGGACACAATGTTATTAAACTCTTACGAGATAAGGGTGTAGATTGTTACAGCGTAGATTCAAGAACAGACTACGGCTTCATACCCAACGATGAACTTGATTACTTGATTAAAGGTAGAATCAATAGATCAGGCTTTGCACCTTTGTTTGTGGACATCAGAAATACAGAAACAATTAAAAGTCATATTGGTATTTTTGATATTAAATGTATCGTACATCTTGCCAGTTTTCCAAGACAAAAGGTAGTACAACAAGATCCTGTAACTGCAAGCCAGGTCATGGTAACTGGATTGATAAACTTATTGGAAGCTGCTGTCACATATAAAGTTCGCAGATTTGTGTATATCAGTTCAAGCATGGTGTATGGCGACTTTGAATCTGGTATTACTGAAGATGCTGTTTGTCAACCACAAGGTCAGTACGGTATAATGAAGTACATGGGAGAAAAATTAGTCGAGGATTATTGTAAACGACACAACATAGAATATGTTATCATTCGTCCAAGTGCAGTATACGGCGAATGGGATGTTGATGATCGTGTTGTGAGTAAATTCGCATTAGCTGCACTCAGAAATCAAGAATTAGTTGTACGTGGTGCCAATGAAAGACTTGATTTTACTCATGTACATGATACTGCACAAGGCATTGTGGATGCTATTTTAAGCCCCAATGCTACTAATAAAATTTACAATATTACTCGTAGTAATCCTGACACAATAACATTAGCAGATGCTGCAAAACTAATAACCAATATTGTTGGTAAAGGATCAATTAGAATTGCTGATAGAGATTTAAGTTTTCCCAGTCGTGGTAGATTAAGTATTCAACGAGCACAACAAGATTTTAATTTTACCCCGACAATTGATGTCAAAAAAGGATTTGAAAAATACATTGATTGGTTACAATCTTCTTCATATTGGCAACATAAGTTATGAATACCATTCCGTTCTTTGGTATCAATAGACAGTACAAAAATCTACGAGAAGAAATTTTAGATATTACTGATAGAATATATTCCACAGGACGAGTTCTTGACGGCGAATACACAAAACATTTTGAAGAAAAAATAGCACGCCGGTGCAATAGAGCTTATGCTGTAGCTGTCAATTCAGGTACACAGGCTTTGATATTTGCTCAATTGGCAGCAATGCATCAACCTCCTTATTCTGTTCTTATTCCTACCATAAGTTTTGCTGCAACGATCAATAGTGTATTAATGAACGGTTACACACCGGTATTTTGTGATATAGATTACAAAGGATTAATGGATCTAAGTTCTTATCAATACAAACTTGACCGAAGTGTAGGTGCAGTAATGTATGTAAATTTGTTCGGAAATTGCATTGATTGGGATCAATTTAGAATCCAAACTGAATTTTTTAATGATGGTTTACTTATTATCGAAGATGCTGCTCAAAGCTTTGGTGCTTGTTACAAAGACATACCCAGCGGCAAGATGGGTGACATTAGTGTATTAAGTTTTGATCCAACAAAGAATTTAAATAACTACGGATCGGGAGGCATGATACTCACTGACGATTTTAAAATTTACGAAAGAGTTATGTCTCTAAGAGACAACGGAAAACCTCTACACGATCAACCAGGTACTAATAGTAAAATGAACGAAGCTGATTGTGCCCAAATGTTAATTAAACTTCAACATTTTGATGCATGGCAACGACGTAGAACAGAGATAGCTAACTATTACATAGACAATCTATATCAATACGTAGATGTACTTGTTCCTAACGAACATGTTACACATGCCTGGCACAAGTTTGTAATTAGGACACACGAAAGAACTGCATTGCAATCAAGACTGGCTCAAAACGGAATTGAAACTAAAATTCATTATCAAGATGCCTTATACGATTTAGAAGTAGGCTTTCATTATGTAGATCACGTAGAAGATAGATTTACAGAAACAGCCTCGTTTACCAGAGAATGTCTTAGTTTGCCTATCTATCCAGAATTGTCAGACTGCGAAGTAGAAACCATTGTAGATTGCATCAAACATTATATAGATTCTTAAATCTTTGAGACAACCAAGGCCAATCAAAACTTAACATTAGTTTATTATTGTTACCATTTACTTCATTGTAATAATTAATAGCGTCTTTCGCTCCACGTAAACACCACTCTGCGTTATCTCCATTGGCTACGGTTAACCAAGTGTCTAATCTATGTTCTGTTTCAATGGTAGGACTTGTTTCCATGAACAATTTTAATTTTAAAACTTCTCTGAATGCTGTGCGCCAGGTCATCCAGGGATCGGCATTAAAATAGGCAATAGCACTGAGCTCAGGTATTACTGTGTGTTTTTGACTAAGTGTAAAATCTAATCCGGATTCTAAAGTTTCCAACACCAGTCTTTTATTATAAGCAATAACACCCATATGCCCGTATTCGAGTCCGTTTAAGCAATTACGACTATGGAATATATAATGTTTAGGTTCTTGCCAATAATCAGGTTGCCAACCAAAGTCAAAACTGCCCAACACTTCTAATTTTGCAAATACAGCGAAAAACCAGTCCGTGGTACTTGCCGAGGCGGCTGCATGATATGCAGCCGTTCGTCCGTTTACATTCTGTACTCTTTTTAAACGTTGTGTAGAATGTTTATGGTTCATGGTTACCAAAAGATGATCATACCAACGTTCAGCATCAGGTTCACCGTTACTTATATAAACAATATCTAATTCTTTATCTGTATATGCATTTTCTTTACGTCGTAAAACGTATGGATAATCATACAATTGTGTTTTAATATGCGCTTGAGCTTCTCTTGGTATTACACTTGTACTACCTGATATATTTAACGCTTCGGCAATACGATCCTTAGGGTGCCACATGCACGGAGGAGTAAATACTGGATCAGTTGGAAGCGTATCTAATTTAAAAATAGCGTATGGAAAATTAAATTTGTACTCTTGTACAGTCGGAACTAAACTATCTTGCCGGTATTCTATTATTGGTACATCAATTGAAACAATTTGATCTGTGCAGTAATGAATCACATTAAACCAATCTAATAATTCTAATTCATACAATTGTGTTCGCAATGACGGCACATGAACATAAAAAGTATCGCCTCTTTTTTGAGGATACCATTTGTTACAAGATGTAGGAAACACATGTATCATTTCTCGTTGCTCGGGAGCAGGGTGCCAAGTAAAATCAAATTTTGAGTAATCGCAAAAGCTACTCGTAATCCAAACAAATTCTGTCGTGGCTAAATTTGCAATACGCTTGAACACGTTTAAATGGCTATCAACATACCTGGTACTTTTTGCGTCAGGGTGTTGTTGTTGTATTCTGGCAAATTGTTCTGCACTTCCGTCGTTTAAGAAATCCATATAAAAGATTCGTGTAGCACCATTACGTATGTGTTGTGCATTTACATATTTGATGCCAGCAGTACCTGGATATACAGGGCCTCCGTCCCGTTGCCACAATGTGGGAAAATGGTATTCATAATCTTCTTCTAATTCGTCTGGATGCCAACTGTAATCAAATTTACTGTCGTCTATATTTGCAGGAACTATCCATTTTGCTTTCTCAACACAGCGTGTGACTTTTTGTTCTGTTCTAAAATGCCATTCTTTATTTTGCACGGTATCTTTATTAGCAAAGTAAGCACCTCCGGAACGTTGCCATTGTGTACCAAAACAATGCGTTTGATGGGCTTCCCAAGGAGCAGGACGCCAACTAAAATCAAAATTAGTGTAATCGTTACCGCCATAAATATACCAGTAATATCGAGTTCTACTTTTTTCCGCAGCATCCTCTAAACTACTTGCATATTTCTCAAATTCAAATTTATCGGGCTTAGAGCCGTAATAAAAAACATCAAACATGTATAATATTCACAGTCATTACGAAAATATATTTTCTTATCTAAAAACATTGGTACCACAACCCAGACTCGTTCATCTGCATCCATTTGGATCAACTAAAATTGATAATGCCGAGTCAATTAATATTGGGGGATACGGCCCGCTATTTTTTTGTTACGATCAAGAACCAATTATACCAAATTTTAACAGAGAACTATTTCAACATGTACGTAATTATAAAGATGATTCAGGTCAACCAAGATCAACTATAGTACTTAACACAGAAAAAAATAGTCAAACTAAAAATACATTCTTAGAAGAATTTAATTTTGCCGATTGTTATTATTTTTTCCATGCATTTGCCGCGGCAGATTGGTATAGAGGCTATCAATATTGTACAGATTTAATACCAATAGAACAACGAAAAATAAAGAAAAAATACATTTCTTTTAATCGTATTACCGGCGGTGCAAGAATGTATCGAACTATTTTAGTATCTGAACTACAAAGGCATGACATTTTAAAATTTGGTAATGTAAGCTTTAGTCATAATTGCCCTGAATATGGATCCTATAAAGATTTTTTAACAGACGAAAATTACGTATATCAATTTAATCCTGGTTATTTAGATGAGGTTAAAGGAATATTAGACAATATAAATTTTCCGTTACGTATTGATAACTTTGGCTTAGAAACAATTCCAAATAACAGTCAGACACTAAGTTGTATTCCGGCCTGTATGGAAAGTTTTGTTTATTTGGTTACCGAGACTTGTTTTTTTGATAAAAAATTGCATCTAACTGAAAAAGTTTTTAAACCAATAGTGAGTAAGCAACCGTTTTTGTTGTTAGGTTGTGCTAATAATCTACAGTATTTAAAAAGTTACGGATTTAAGACTTTTAACAGATGGTGGGATGAAAATTATGATGCTATCGAAGATCCATTGACTCGTTTAAAGGTAGTTGTAAATATTCTTAAGGGTATTTGTGAAAAATCAAACGATGAACTCGAACAGATGCTGTTAGATATGCAGGAAGTTCTTGAATATAATTACAACTGGTTTTACAGCAAAGAATTTTTAGATTTAGTATGGAATGAACTTACAACTAATCTTCAAGCGGCAATTGCACAATTAAAACGTTAGACTTTTTCAAAAAATCAATCCCGGCAGTGTCTCGATAACTTTGACTGTAATAGACATCGGTTATCCCGCTTTGATAAATTAATTTAGCACATTCCAAACAGGGACTGTGAGTAACAAACAAACTGGCGCCTTCTCCGCTTTCATTTGATCGTGCCAGTTTTGCGATTGCATTGGTTTCGGCATGCAAGACTTCAGGCTTTGTCGTAAGTCCTACTATTTCTCCATTGGGCCACTTACATTCGTCTTCACAGTCGTTGTCCCATCCCGCTGGCATACCGTTATAGCCAATACTAATTATTCTATCGTGTTTGGCAATGATACAACCTACCTTCAATCTGCGAGCATGACTAAGAGCTGCAAAAGTCTGAGCAGTTTGCATAAACGCACGTTTAAATTTCTCTTTCATTCCGCACCCATTTGCTTTCTAATAGCAGTGGCCGATATTGCCTGCGTGGCATCATCAAAGGTTTCTTGTTCAATCAAATAGCCAACATCGCGACCATATGTTATATTCACAATGTTAGGTACTACAATAATTTCGTACATACCTTTATATTCTGGATCTAAATCTGCACGAATATAATTTTTAACTTGTTCAAGATCGAATGGATTACTATGATTCCAGCCTTGGCAATCTCTAATCATAATACATACTTGTCCAGTTTTCTTTATTGCACGGTCAAATAACGCACGATGCCCGGCGTGCCAAGGTTGCCAACGGCCTAACATTTGCACTGTGGGTTTACGCCAATCAAATATTGGCGTATTTGTTATTTTAGCTGTATTGTTCATAATTGAGAGATATCCTTCACAATATACATTCCATTTTTCTATATTATTTTCTATAGTCACTTTATCTTTAACAGGCACCTGGATATCTAAATGTTCAACCAAGTATTCAGTTTCATTTTCGAATACACGCCATACTTGGCCACTGTTGTTATGCTGATGATTAAATCTTATGTGATATTTGTTCATAGATAGTTTTTGCCCATTTACCTGCGTCTTGTTCAGTTACTCTGATATCATATTTGTCGGGAGCCACAAATATTTGATTTGTATCTTTGTATCTACCTTCTGTAATTGTATCTACCCAAATTAAAAAATGTGGGTCGTATATATCTCGCATTTCTTTAAGCGGACATACAAAGTCAGCTATTATAAAATCACGATTAGATGTGTCTGCAATTTCTCGCATTCTTTTACTTTGTCGTAGTCTACCCGCTTCACTGAAATCCCAATCATTGAATTTCCTACGTATTTCATCAGCATTTAACCATAATGCATCAGGAGAAAAATAATTTAATAAATTTATAGCAAGGGTGGTTTTACCTGCGCCTGGCAGACCCATTATAAGTATACGTTTTGTCATGAAAATACCTTCACGTTGTATTTACTTTCAAATCTATCCGCATCTACTCGATCGTTTACTATAGGCTCACCCTTAATATTTAAACTTGTATTAAGCAACATAGGGCAATCCGTTAAAACAAACCATTTTTCTAACAGTTCTCGGATTCCTGAACCATCTCGCGGTACCGTCTGTACTCGACTGGTCCCATCAACATGGCAGATAGCAGGAAAACGGTTAGGAAACTTACAACGAGCGACTGACTGCATATAGCGACTATTAGTCCACCCAGGGCTGAAAT